AGTACCCGGCGTCCTCGGAGATCACCTTTTCTACCGACCGGTGCTCTACCTGGGTCCAGGTCCCGCCTCCCACGCCGCGGCTGGGATCATCCCATTCGCGGACCTGGAAGGTCCGGCTGCCGTTGATTTTCTGTGCGAAGGTTTTACCGAAAGTGAAAACGTCCCGGCCCTTGCGGTTGTCCACGTATCCCAGGTGGGTGTTCTTGCCCCATATCCGCGAGTAGTCCCCGGCCTGCGGGTCCTTGTTCGCGTTTTTCCGGGCGCCACCGATGATCACGCGGTCCACCTCGAAAAGGTCCGCCACCATCTGCATCGTGACCTTTTTCAGCGACGGGTTGCCGCCGCCGAAATGCGCGATTATCTGGCTGTGGAATTTCAGCGAATTCCAAACCGGAAGGGAGAACAGGATCACGTTCGGCCGGACCCACATGGCGTTGGCCGCGGCCTCGATGTCATCGATCGGGGTGCTGTTAGGCTGATCCCATTTCGTGGTAGGGCTGCTGGTGTTAACCGTCAGCGATGCCGCCAGGGCGGCATGCCGGATTTCCCGCTGCAGCAGCACGGCCCGGGTGACGGCCTCGGTCGTGTCGCTCTTGGGTTCCAGCGGATCGTCCGCGTTGTCCATGTCCTCTTTGGCCACAAAGCCTTTGAGGGCGCGGTTCTTTACGAAATACTCCGCGGTGCTGCTGTCGATGAGGATGTCCCGGGCCTGGCCACGCTTGCTGATCGTGTCATCGACGTTTTTGAAAAGGTTCTCCCGGGAAAACAGCGTATAAAGGTCGCTACCCTTGTTGACCGGCAATTCGGGAAAAAGCACGTTGCCCACGAATTCCTCCGTGGGATACTTTATCGCGATGTCGGTCAGGCGCTGGTTGATATGTCCGAATTTAGGCGGCATCTCTTTTAGCTCCTGTTTTAATGGTTAATTAAAAATAACTCCGTTACCCGTCATCGCTTTTTTACGCCGGTATGGTTTTCCAGTCGCAGCGGACCTGGCAATCCACCAGCTGTCCCGCTACTCCGCTTTCCAGCAGGGTCGCTCCCCGGAAGTAAATATTTCCGGCCGTGCTGCCGATCGCGACGGCCTTGCCGGCCGCGTCCGGTGCTACGTCATCGCCGGCGGTTAACGTCGCCGCCAGCATTACTTTGGTTATCCCCAGGATCACCACGTCCGCGTGTTCCCCGACCGGGATCGATTCGCTGGGTGAACTCCCGAGGGAAATCCCGAGGCTCTGCTCCCCGGCCCCGGCCACCACGACGCCGTTCTCCGCGGTCCCCTTTTTCAGAAACAGGCCCGGGGTGATGGCGGCCGTTTCGACCACTTTCCCTACTGCAATGTTTGGGCTATCCATCCTAATTCTCCTTGATAAAAAATTTATTTATTTATGTGATCGCTTCACGCTGGTTGCCTGGTGTTTTTAGCTGGCGGCGCCGGCCGGCTCTCCCTCGGTCTTTACGCCCAGCTCCTCCCGGGCCTGCACCAGGGCCTCTCCGTAGGTCATGGTCCGGCCCTCATCCTTGGCCGCTTTCATGATCTCCTCCGCCTTTTTCTTTTCGGCCGCGTAGTCCCCGCCCTTGGCCGTGCTCTCATCGGTGTCATCCACGCCCTCTCCCGGGGCGGCGGCGTAGGCTTTCAGAACGTCCTGCAGGACCGCCAGGTTGTCCGTGGTGATCTCCTTGGCCTTGTCCCCGTCACCCTCCTGGTACTTGATCTCCGCCGGTTTTACCATGGAGTAAAGCAGGGCCTTGAGGCCCTTTTTCAGCTGGGCCGGGGTGATCCATCCCTCCTTGATTCCCAGGTCGCAGAACTCATCCATCTTGCGATCGTGGTCCAGCTGGGCCTTGGCGTCCGCCTGCTGGTTTTTATATTCCTGCTCCGCCTCCTTTTTCCCCTCCTCCTTGGCGTCCTTTTTCAGCTGCTCCTCTTTGTCCTTGAACTCCTGGTCCTTCTTGGTTTCCGCATCCTTGGCTGCCTGGTCCTGCAGCTCCTGGATTTCCTTTTCCGTGTACTCTTTAGGCATGTTGTCCCCGTCCTGTTTATGGTTGCCTTGCTCCCCATCAAAGGGATAGTTATCTATTTGCTTATCGGCGCCGCCGTCCTGGTAGGCTCCGGCCGGGTTCATATAAATATCCGGCAGGCCCTTTACGGCCGGCGGGGTCGCTCCTAAAAATGCCACGTGATGCAGATACGGCATCCCATCATTCCGGTGGCGGATCGCGATCGATCGTTTCTTGTACCGGCCGTCCCGGACCATCTTGTCGAAGTCATCCCATATCTGCTTTGCCTTTACGAATAATCGCTTGCCTATAATTTTTACGCCGGTCACCCATCCCATGGCCGGCTTGCCGCTGTCCATCCCGCTGATATGGCCCTGGGTCAGCGGCGGTTCGTGGTCCTTGGGCTTAAAGCTCTTGACCAGCTGTTTGAAAAGGTCCAGGGTGAGGTCCCCTTGCGGGAATTTCCCCACGGCCGCTACCGGGAACCACTCCTCCAGCTTGCTCTTGATCGTGGAATATTCCGGGCCGTCCTGGTCCGGGGCCGCGGCCTGGGCCGGCGCGGCGGCCTCAAAGGTCCCGCCCAGCTTGTTGTCCTTGATGAATTTCCGGGCCTGGTCCGCGGTCCACCGGCGGATCGGAAACCGCAGGGCCTGGGCCACCGGGGCCTCCCCGTCCGGGGTCTTGATTATGTACCAGATGACGTCAATGCTGGCGGGTATTTTTGTGCCTTTAACGGTCGCGTTGCCGCTGCCGTGGGTTCTCCGGACCCTTATGTGGGCGCGGTCCGGGGACATGAGCCGCAGCGCGTGTTCGTTAGGGTATGGCATATATTTGGGAAAATAGCAGTGGGACGTATATTTGTCAAGGGATTTTTATATCTCATGTATCTTTTTTTGGTAGACCGGGGTCCCGGTGATGCCCCACAGGACCTGGTCTGGCGCCGCTGGGTTGGCCAGGCTGGCCTTTATGGCCACGTTTTTGTGGGTCATTACGTAGGTAAGGGTCACGGCCCCGTCCGCCCGTTTTGCGGTCCCGATATAGTGCATTACGTAGGTCCCGCCGCGGTCATCCGCGCCTATCTGGAAATCCCGGAAAACCAGGACCGGCTTGGCCACGGTCCCGATCGCGACCCAGGCGTTCGGCGTCAGCTCCGTTGCGATCTGTATCCGGGTCCCCTGGTAGTCCCGTATGGCCTGGAAAGGGTCGGGCTGCAGGGTCCGGTCCGGCTTGATCAAATTGTCCGGGTCCTTGAGCAGGTCCTCCAGGTCCACTAAAAATTGAACCAGGGCCTGGTCCCGCTGGGCCGACAGATCCGGCTGGTCCGGGTCCTGCCGGCGCGGCTCCGCCTCATTTAACCACTCCTCATTTTGCTGGTCCAGCTGTATCGGTTTCGGCATCTCCGCTCCTTTCGGTTATTCTGTAATGATCGTGATATTGTCCCGGGTGAGCCTGGTGGTCTTGCCGATCCGGATCACCTCTTTTTCTCCGAACTGGTCCAGGACCGGGTTCGTGTAATGGCTGGTATAAATGTCCGCGGGGTCCGCCTCGATCTTTATCGTGATCCCGCGCTTGCCCTCCTCCAGCGGCGCCGCGAAGCCGTCCGCCTTGGTCTTTACCTCTGTCCAGCTAGACAGGCCGTTCGTGTTTATCTCCGCGAACCCGTCCCGCTCGATCCGTTTTATAATTGCCTCCGCCTGGTCATCATGGATTCCGCGGTATATAGTTTTCTTGCCCTTGGGCAGCATCCGGCGCTCCCACTCCTCCCGCAGGGCCAGGGCCTTTTGGTTTTTGGGATCGTTTTTCCAGCGATTAAAAAGGGTTTTGCCGATGTCCGGCCGCTTGGCCACGTCCCGCTGGTAAATATGCAGGCGCTGGCCCCGGGTCTTTTCCAGGATCAGCTGCCAGGCGGTCCCGCCGTCCCCGTTGCTCTGGCCCACCCATTGCTGGGATAAATTGTGTACGTATTTCTCCGCCTCAAATCCGTATTTATCCTGGACGTACCACCGGTAGTATCGCTCCTGCAGGTCCCGGCGCTCTGTCGCGCTTATTCTCCGGAGATCGACCCGGTGCTGCTTGGCCCAGGCCCTCATCTCCTTGGCCACGTGTTTGTCTACCGCGGCTATCTCCCGCCGGGCATCCTGGTATATCTTTTCCAGCTTGGCCGGCCGGTTGATCCGGGCCGCGGCTGCCAGGTCCTGCTTTTTGGCCTCCGCCGCTGCCTTGATCCGGCTGGCCGGCACCGGGTCCGGGGTCAGCTGGCTTTTATATTTCCCGGCCTGGTACTTGGCCAGGGCGTTCACGATGCTGGCCACCGGGGCGCCCTCCGGTACGAAACTGCCGACCCATCCCTTGTCCGCGATCGGACGGACCAGCTTGCTCTCCGGGATTCCGGCCTGGCGCTGGATATTAAAAACGGCCTTGTCTACCTGGGCCTGCGTTTTATAAACCTTAATCCCGCGGCTGTTGATCTGCCGGCTGCTGTAGGCCCGGGCCGCGCACCGGCACAGGTGGCCGTTCGGCGGATAGTTGTTTTTCCAGAACGTGCTGTCCGCCGGCGCCGTTATTCCGTGCATCACCATATGGTTCGGCCGGACGCGCTGGTCCAGCATGGTCCAGTACTGCCAATACGGGCGGATTTTCTTTAGGCGGGTCTGCTGGTTGAACCGGGCGCGTTGGTAGACGTTCGTTGCCGCGTTGCCGATCACCACCTCCGGGGCCACGATCCGGTCGAATACGTCCGCCGGCAGGGCCTCCCGGAACGCGTCATAACTCCGGCCGTTGCGGATCGCGGTCTGTGCCTGCTGCAGGATCGATGATATCCCGTCGTTGGTAAGCTGGCCGGCCACCGTGAACGCGTATAATTTATGCTGCTGGACCATGGCGTCGAACGTGGCCTTGTCAAATATCCGGCGTTGCCGGCCGCGCTTGATCGCGCTCTGCAGGGTCTTTGGCGCCTTGCCTACCTGCATTTTAATTGCTGCCGTTGCCATCCGCTATGTACCTTTCGGTAATATACCGAGGGGTTTATAAAACGTTCCGGATCGCGGCGTCCTCCCCGGCCAGCTCGTGGACGGTCAGGATTTCCGTGAATACCTCACCAAATTTTGCGTTATTGATCTCATCCCGCATGGCCGCCATCCGTTCGAACAGCTCATTAAAATTCCGGCTGGTCTTTACGATCTCCGCGATCTTGTCCGCGGCCGGGTCCGTGATTCCGTGCGTTGCCGTTAACCGCTCCCGCAGATATTTGTCCAGGGCCTCCTGGACCGGCATCCGGATTGCCTGGCCCTCCTCCTGGTATTCCAGGAACTGCTGGCGGCTCTTGCCCTTGGCCTCCTCATCTCCCTGGCCGCCGGCATCCGGGGCGTTGCTGCTGCCGCCCTGGCCCGGGGTCTGGCCCGGGGCCGGGGTCTTGGGAGCGGGGCTGCCCAGCTCGAAGTCCTTTTCATCCAGGCTGTATGTCTTGCGGACATATTCCTTGGTAAATTTTACGCCCAGCTTTTCCGTTAGCTTGCTGTCCCGCTCGACGATCTTGTTGTCCCGCTCCTCCTGCTCCCGCTCGTTGATCAGCCAGGCGGTCGGCGCCGGCACGTCCTTGCCGTGGTTTAAATCGGTAATCAGCCGGCTGATCTTATTGAACGTTTCCTCCGATAGGCCCTTGTCCATGTCCTGCAGATCCCGCAGCTGGTCCTCATGGATTTTGGTTGCGGCCTGGCTGCCGGTTTCGCTGTTCTCAATGGTCAGCGTTTCTCCCAGGATCGCTTTGCTGATCTCGATGTTCATCGCGTTTTTAAATCCCTTGTACGCATCGCTGCTGCTGGCCCGGCCCTTGGCCTCCACCACCTCGATCCGGTTGCCGTCCGGGGATTCATCCTGGGTCACGATTACGCCGTTGCGGACCATGGCCACCAGCTTTTCGTAGAACGTGTCAAAGTCCATGCTGGATTTCTTGGTATCCAGGTGGCCCCATATAAATGGCATTCCGTATTTTTCCAGGAACTCCGACCAGAACCGGAACCCGCCCTTTTTGAAAAGGTACGGCCAGTACACCCGCTTGACGGCCCGGTCCCCGTAGGGGTTCGCGTAGGTCCCGTCGTTCACTACGTTGATATATCGGTTCGGCGGGATCGGCCGCAGCTGGGTCAGCGTGGTGGTCAGCTGCTTTTTAATTTTCAGATTTCCTTTCTTGTCATACGCGAACCATTCAAAGGGCTTGCCCAGGATATTTTCCAGGACCACCTCCCCGTCCGGCCGGTCCGCCGCGGTAGGCAGCTTGTTCCAGAACAGCTCCAGGGGCTGCATCCCAAAAAACGGCGCGTCTAATATTTCATTGATGACCGGTCGGATTCCGCGGTTGCCGGCGATCCCATCGAACTGCCGGCGGACCGTTTCCAGGGCCGCCTCCGCCTCCCGCGGGATCGTGCCGTCCGGGTTTTTCCCCGGCTCCCATTTCAATTCGGACAGCTTGGTCCTGGATTTCCGCTGGGCCAGGGCGCCGGCCACATGGCTGTCGACCAGGGTGACCCGGTATGCCTGCGCTGTTAGGCCGGCCGCCTTGAGGACCTCATCCGGGTCCGGCATGGCCTCCATGAATAAATTTGTAAGGACCTGGAAGTCCTGGTGTGTTACCACGTGCGCGGTGTCCCGGCTGCCGCGCTGGTTTTTCCCGCGGCCGCGCAGGCTATCCAGAAATCCCTGCAGCTGGCTTTTTAAAGGTATAAATGCCATCGTGCGCTCCTGGGTTATGGTTGGTTATTAGGCGTCCTTAAATAATTTTTTACGCGTCCGGTCTTTTCGGCAATGGCCCGGGGCCTGGCCAGCTGCTTTGCTATGAACCAGGCGATCGCGATCGCGATTACCCGGTCATCGTTGTTGGTCCCGCTGGCGCCCAGCTTGCCGTTCAAATTTTCAAACGTGGCCATCTCTGTAAAATGATTTAGGGACCTGGTGACCAGCTCTCCGGTCCGGAGCGCCTCATCCAGGTCCCCTGTTATTAAGTGCTTTTTCGCGTCGGTTGTATAAAAACCGTATTTCTCATGCTCCTCATCCTCATGCCATAATGTAGGGTATGCCAGCTGATTTCGCAACCTTAAAATTACGCCGAGTCCATCTTTGTTCCTTTCCACGGCCATGATCGCGCCGGCATCGTAATACCGGCCGAGGAGGTCCAGCTTGTCCGCGTAAATGTCCGGCTGCCAGTGACCGTGCAGGCTGGCCGCGTGTACTCCCTGGTCCCCGCGTATATTTTTCATGATAATGTCCGCGCAGTTAAAGTCCCCATGCTCCAGGCCCTCCGCGGTGTCCACGCCGATAATCGATCGATTAAAAAATTTAGGCTCCCGCGGGAACTGCCAGATCTCGATCTCGTATTCCTGGCCCGGTTCGCTTTCTATAAATTCGATCCGGCCGTCCCGCTCCACCAGGCGGCCGCGTTTCCCATCCTGGACCTCCTTGCTTTTCTCCTCCAGCATCGCGGCGTCAAACCGGCAGTACCCGCTGCCCACGTAGGATATGTCCACCTCCTGGGCCAGGTCCCGGGCCGTGAGCGCGATCCGCTCTTGCTTATCGTACCATCCGGACCGCAGCTTGTATTCCGTTTCCCGGCCGCGGTCATCTATATAATTCCCGTATGCTGATCGGCGGTCCATCGGCAGGCCCGGGACGTCCCGCCGCTCCCCTTTCCGGTCCAGGTAGTAAAGGTCCGCGGTCTTGTCCGGTATCTGCGTCCAATGCATTGTGATGACCTGGCAAAGCCGGCGGTCCCGGATCGTTTTAAAAAGGTTAATTCCCCGGGGCGTGGATAACCGGTGCAGCGATTCCGTGTTATGGG